GACGCTCTGCGAGGTCTGCTGAAGCGCGGCTGCCTGTTCCTTCGCAGCCATCGCCTGATTGCGGGCGTCGCGCAGGAGCGCGACCTCCTTGTCGGCGATAATGAGCGACGGGTCCACGCCGAGCATGTCGGCGTATACGTCGGCCCATTGATCCTGGTCGAACTTGTCGAGGATGTCGGGCTTCATGCGGGCGATGGCGCCGAGGTTGCCGACAAAACGGTCCACGGCGTTGGTGCCGATGGCTCGCTGCGCCTGCGCCAGCATGCTGACGAACTCGACGTTCAGGTCCATTCCCTGCAATTCCTGCGGAGCCGGCGGCAGTGCCCCAGACGCCACCATGCGCGTGAACGTGATGTCCACGAGCGGGGACAGCAGCTCGTTGTGCAGTCGCTCGAGGACCGGGCCGAGCATGAGGAGCTTCTCCTCGTGGCGCTCGGCGACCTCGGTGGCGGTCATGCGGGTGTTCGGGGTGTTGGCGAGCATCAGGAACAGGTCCGCGTAGAACGAACCACGCACGCGCTCGCGGCAGTCCATGATGTCATTCAGCAGGTACTGGAGGTTCAGGTTGACCTCGAACGCGGTCTTGATCCCGTTCGACTGCCCGTCGTAGTACGACACCCCGCCTGGGAGCGTCTCCACGTCGCGGTTCTTCATGGACGCCGGCACCTGAAGCGGCGGCTTGGTCTGGTAGTCGATGGCCTGCGCCTTGCGGAGCTGCTCGTGCTGGAGCTGCTTGATGTCTCCGAGCGCCTCCATGCCGGGGCTGTTGCCGTAGATATCGCCGCCGATCACGGACCAGCGCGGGCAGAGCGCCGGGAAGTATTGGAACCCGCTCTCGCGCAGGAACACGCCTTCCTCGCCGCCGACCTCGAAGTAATACGAACCCCACGGCATGTTCTTGGCGTCGCGCTTACCGATGTCGCGGTCGGCGCGAGGCTCGATGGCGTGGATCACGGGCACCCACTGGTCGAGGTTCCCGGTGCGGTACATGTTCTGCACCGACACGCTGCACTTCTCGAGGCCGAACTCCTTGACCACCTGCGAGACGGTCATCTCGAACTCGCGGTACAGCGTGCAGACGCGACCCTTTGCGTCGGTTGAGATGCAGTACTCGCCGCAGGTCAGCGGGTAGTGGTGGATGACGGTCTGGTAGTCGGGGAGCAGGATGGTGGCTGCGGTGCCGAACGTGCCGAGCTCATCGTACATCTGATGCAGCGCGTTGTAGGTGTTCGACTTCTGGAACACGCGCTGCATGCGCTTGGTCACGTCATCGAGCCAGAGCTTGACCGGGTCGTAGGAGTTGAGTTCCGGGTCCGGCGTGGCAAGGCGGAACCACTGCCGTGCTGGCGATGTTGCACCCGACATCATGCCGGCGCCGAGGACGCGCAGGGCGCGGGTGGCAGTTGAGTCGTAGATGTTGTTGTGGCGGCGGTATCCGCGGTCGCGGTCCTGCCGGAAGTAGCGACCATTGCGCGGCAGGATGTAGGAGGTGAGTTCCTGCCAGTGCGCGTACCAGGACGCACGCTCGCTCTTGAGCTGGCCCCACCGGGTGAACAGTCGATCCCGCGTGGGAGCGCCGGGATACGACGAGTTGTCTCCGGTGTACTCGCTCATTTAGCCCCCGAGGAGAGAGGTGCGGCCGAGCTGAAGTTCCTGCGGATTGACGCCCATCGGCCCGGTGAGCATGGTGCTCGAGGGGCCGCCGCCCATCTCGGCAGCGGCACGTCCCATGATGTCGGCGACGGCGGGCTCGGCGCGGTTGGCGGCTGCCATTGCCTGCTGGCTACGGCGCTGTTGGCTGCGAGCCTGCGCAGCTGCGGCGTCCTGCGCCTGCTTCTGCTGGTTCATCGCCTGCCGCTGCATCTTGGCACCGCGCTCGCCTGAAGCGATGGCGTAGCCCGTGCCGGCGGCTGCCGCTGCCGCTCCAGTAGCCGCGAGCCCGGTTGCAAGTGCTGAGCCTGCGGCTGCTCCGCCAATGCCTGCCGCAGCGCCGAGGCTGGCAAGTTTAGCGCCGAGCGCGCTCAATCCGGCGACAACGAAGTGTCGCTCGCGGCGTGCGGAGAGGTCGTGGATTCGTCGGATATTGCGGTCGAACATGGGAGAACCTTCAGGAAAGTGCGTTCGCTCACCTCGTAGCCGAGCCTTTGGAGGATCGACCCAGCCGGACTGCCAGCTTCGAGGACGATGTCTGACAAACAGGCGACTTGCGCCCCTTGCTCTTTCGCCCACCGCTCGAACTCGAGCAGGAGCCGCATGCCTTCAACTCGGCCTCGGACATCTTCGTCCATCCACCAGACGTGTTCAAGCGCGATGCGCGAGCGGGGGTTGAACCAGCACGGGATGATGGACGCCGCCATAAACCCGCGAATGCGGCCTTCAATCTCCGCCACCCAGACGCGGCCCACCAAATGAAGCTGGAGGATGGCTGCGCGTGCGTCATCGCGGTACATGGGCAGCACGGACGCATACTTGGTGCCTGACATGAACTCCATGCCCATGTCGGCGATTGCCTCGATGTCCTGCTCCGTGGCCTGCCTGACCATGACTGTAGACCTCCGTCTAGCGGTTACGGGTACTGATCTCTTCGTACGGGTCGTAGTCGGTCGGTCGCGTGTCGATCTTCTCGCGCACCTCGCGTGGCAGCATCTTGGCGACCGGGTAGGCGAACGTGAGGCACAGCGCGTCGGCCATGTCCGGGCTGCCGCCGCCCTGGAGCCGCTTCTTGATCTCATCCTTCGACTCCAGCACGCGCTTGCCGGCTGCGTCGTACCAGTAGATCGGCGTGCTGATTTCCTGCTTCAGCGTGATGTCGTTGGGGATCGAGCCGCCCGCCTGTATCCACTCGCGTATGGCCCACCACATCTCGGTGCGCTTGTTGACGAACAGGTTGGCATAGGTGGCCTTGCCGCCGAACGCGACCTCGGTCACGTCGTAGCCGAGCTGCCGCAGGCGGTCGATGACGCCAGCGCCTGCCCCGGCGTCAATGAACACAGCGTCCGGGTCGCGGTCCTCGATGACGTTGGCGATGGCTGCGGCGAGCGCCATGTTGTCGATGCCGTGGTGGACGATGGGCGGCTCCATGCGGAGCCCCTGGCGAAGGACGATCACGCTCCGGTCATCCCCGAACCGGGCCGGGTCCACGCCGACAATGAGGGGCTGGTCGATGATGTCGCCGTCTGGGTACTCGCGCTGCGCGGCGTTCTCGGCGTCGGCGAGCGCAATGAGCTGATCGTCGCCTGCTGCGCTGAAGTCGCACAGGTATTCGCGTGCGAACGCAGCCTCGGGCATGTCGCGCTCAAGGCGCTTGACCTCGTCGGGCGCGAGCGCATCGGTGTCGTAGACCGTGTACTTCGCCGCATACCAGTCCTCGAGGGAACCACTTGCGGCGCGGTAGTAGAGTTCGCTGAACAGGTTGATCCCGGCGGGGGTGCCGATGAACAGCGCCCAGCCGCGGCGGTCGGAGAGGGCGGGCTGGATGATGGCCTCCCATACCTCCGGCTTGATCTGCGCGACCTCGTCAATGACGCAGCCGTCGAGCCGCACGCCGCGCAGGGCGTCGGGGTTGTCGCCGCCGAACAGTCGGATCGTGGCCTTGTTCGACCTGAACGTGACGGCGAGGTCGGCCTCGTTGATGTCCACGGCCCCGGTGCGGATGAACGGGTCGAGCTTCTGCTTGAGCCGCGCCCAGGCGATGGCCTTGGCCTGACGCAGATACGGGGCGACGTAGACGAAGAACCCCAGTTCCTGCTTGCACTTGAGTGCGGCATGCATCAGCCGGATGATCGCCAGCTCCGTCTTGCCGGCGCGTCGGTGCAAGGCAAGGACGGAGAACCGCCTTCGTTTCGTGTAGCACTCAAGCTGCCACGCCCTCGGGACGAATCCAAGGCGGAAGTTCTCAATCATCGGGCAGCCCGGTCACCACGTTGATCGTGACGGAGCCGGCATGGTCGAGGTTCATCCGGTCGCCGTAGACCTTCGGCAATACCTTGGACAGGAGCCACTTCCTGGTATCGACCATCAGCCGCTGGTGCGCGACCGCCCCGGAGTCGTACCGCCCGTCCGGCGTGAGCGGCGGCGGCATGTCCGACAGCGCGACGATCTCCTCGGCCCATCGGTGCGCCTGTGCTATACGCGCTTGCGCGTATTTCGCAGCAAACCCGTTGATGTCGTTGACATGCCAGTTCCTGACCGTCTGCTCAAGCGGCATTCCCGGCGTCTTGCAGATGGCGTTCAGCGACTCACCCTTCGAGAGCCGGAGGCATATCTCGTCGGCGATTTCCTGGGTATAGATCGTCTGTCTTCCGCGCTTTCTTGTCACCGGGGCGTTTCCAGTCGGCGGGGAGAGAGGCGCGGCGCTGGTAGCGGCAGATTTTGCTGACGGTGGTCCAACGGAGTCCGAGGGCTTTGGCGATGCGCCGATAGCCCCATCGGTGCTCTTCGTGGAGCTCTCGGATCTCTTGGATGACTTCGTCGGGGATCGTGGCATTGTGGTGTGTTTCGCCGACGCGGCGGCCGTTCTCACCGTAGGCCGCGAGTTTGGTCA